TTAGGCCTCCCCCCTGATCTCATAGGGCTTGAAGCGCAGGACCTCCTCCCCTAGCCAGTGATTCAGTTGCGTCATCCGTGTCTGAATGGGCTCCAGCTCGTTGGCCGCATAGATCTGCGCCGCCTCCCTGATCGATCCAAACCCGCCCGCGTTCTGCGGCACAATGCCCATCAACTGCGGTGGAATGCGCAGACTCGCCAGCACGTCATCACGGGTCTGATTCTTGATCGAGTTGAATTCGTCTTTGGCCGCTACCTCGCTGACAGGGATTAGCTGAATCCCGTCCTTCTTTCCCGTGGGCGAATAGACGAACAAATTCCGAAAATTCCCCGGCCCCTTCGAATCCTTCAGCGCTTTACGCAAAGCGTCGATATCCGCCTCAGTCTGAGCCGCGTCGGTCATGTACAGGATGAAACCGGCATGACTACCGTTCTCGTAATATTTACGCCGGAACAACGTCGCCGACTCATTCAACAACGCAGACTGCAACGCGCTGATCCACTCCGGCAGCCCATAAATTTCCTGATGCAAATCCGCCTCGCGCAGATGAAAAATGCTCCCCGGCTCAAACGCGTGCTCATTCTTCCAGCCCTGCACCTGGTAGAACTGTCCCTCCGGCCCAACCCGCATGTACTTCGCCAACGACGGCACCAGTTGCCTGGTGTTGCCCAGCACCGAACGGCGCTTTTCCAGATAGCCATTGCCCAGGCACAGGAAGTCGAGGGCGAACTGTTCAAAAGCCGCGCGGGATAGCATCGGATGCGGGATAAACGTTTTGCTCAGCAGGTTGCGCTTGAACATCAACCCTGAATGCAGATGCACGCTCGCTCCCACAGACCGAGCCAAGCCGTTAAGCGACAACGGCGGCTCATACCACCGCCCATTGAACCAGCACTCCAGGTAGTCGAACACCTCCCGGCCACCCAGCACCGGCGTCGGCTCACCGAAGCTGAACACCTGGGTACCCGCACTGGCGGCGTCGAGGGTGGCCGGCAGTAGCTCTTGGCTGGCAAGTTGTTCGGTCATGTGAAAATCTCCATACGCCCGGTATTGGCAGTGGTCTGCCCTTCGAGCGGTTCGTTGTGCAATGCGTGAAAGAGCGCCCAGGCCAGGTCGGCATGGCCGGTGTTGTCGTTACGGCCAGCGGTGTAGGTGAATTGGCGGCCGCCGGCGGTGATGGTTTTGCGAATCGCCATGAGCGACTGGGCCATGTCGGTCCAGCCGGCATCGAACTCCAGCCGGCCCTTGTGGATCACGTCGTAGGCCTTCAGCACCAAGCGGGTTTTCACCTCGGGCGAGTAGCTGAAGGTAGTCACAGCCGGGAAGAACTGGCGCACCAGCTGGGCCACGCCACTCCCCAGGCCGGTGACGTCGATGCCGATGTAGGTGACCCAGTAGCGGTCGCACACACCCTTGATGGCGGCGGCCTGGGCGGCGAAGTCCATGCCGCGAAATTGGTGGCGCTCGAGCACGCGGAATTTGCCGCCGGGCACCAGGGGCGGCGCAACCACCACCAGGCCGGAACAATCGCCCGTCTCGGCCGGGTCATAGCCGACCCATACCTGACGGTCGCCGAACGGGCGCATGGCGAAAGGTTTGTAGTCCTCGGCCCACTCCACCCAGCTATCGACCATGCAGGGCTGCAACACCGACAGCGGGAAGATGCTCGCGCCGTCATCGACGAACTCGCACATCAGCAGGTTGGCGAAGGCCTCCGGACTGTACTCCCGGCGCAGCTCTTCGATGTCGAACAGATCGCACCCGCCCCGCTCGGCGTCGAGGATGGTGACGATCTGTCGCCACAGCCGGTCCTCACAGAATCGGCCTTGCTGGAGCGCGCCGTGGGTCACGTCCACTTTGGTGTGCTGCGCCGCAGGCTTGCCCTTGTTGAAGCGCTCGCCGGTCCAGAAGGTGTAAGCCTCATGGGCCATGCTCGACGGCGTGGAGAAGTACGTTTTTCGCCACTTCTTGTGCATCGCCATGCCCGAGGCAACCTTGTTCAGCTCCTCGAACTTGAACGTCCAGAAGAACTCGTCGAAGTAGAAATTGCCGTGATAGCCCTGGGCGGTGCGGGCGTTGGTCCCGAGGAAAAACAGCTCGGCGCCGTTGGGCAGCACAATCGGGTCACCGGTCAGCTCGACGCCGATGACTTCCCGGGCGAAGGCCTGGATGTAGCCACGGAACAGGTAGGCCTGGTTCTTCGAAGCCGACAGGAAAATCTGGTTGCGAGCAGTGTCCAGGGCGTCGATAAACGCCTCTCGGGCGAAGTAATACGTGGCGCCGATCTGGCGGCTCTTGAGGATGACGCGGGTGCGCTGGTTGCCGGCCCGGTACCAGTCTTTTTGGTAGTCGAAACAGCCGTCGATGAACGCCTCGCGCAGCAGCTCGATCTGGTCTTCGCTGATGTCGTTCTTCGGTGACTTTTTCTTCGGCCCCTCGTTGCGCTTGGCGAGGTTCGGGTTAAGGTCAGTTTCGGTGCCGCCGCCCTGGAAACGCTGAATGCGGGCCTGGCGCTCAAGCTGCCGATGCAGGAGATCGATCTCCTTGAAATCGCCACCGGTTTTGTTGTCCTTGAGGATCAACTGCACCAATCGCGCTTCCAGGGCACCGCCGATACGCTCGACATTATCGGCCCGGTCCCACTCGTCGCGGGCCTTCCAGCTGTGTAGCGTTTTTTCCTTTTCGCCCGTAGCCTCTGCAATCTCGCAGATACGCCAACCCATCCAGTACAGGAACTTGGATTGGCGTCGTGGATCGATAGGCAGCAAGCAGGTCGTCGTCATGGCCGAGATGCTGCCGCCCATGGCGACGACTCAATAGCGCCGCCCCTTGTACCCTCCCCGCCTACAGTCCCGTCTCGTTGCCGCCGCTCGCGCCCGTGACGACCATGCCCCTCATTGCAACGCACTGCTCAACCCAGCAGGCGCCCCACGCACTGAGGATTCCCGGCATGAAGAAGTTTCGCAGCAACTGGTTCCGCGTCGCCGTCGAGGGCGCTACTTCGGACAAGCGCACCATCAAACGCAGCTGGCTGGAACAGGCCGCCAAGAACTTCAACCCGTCCACCTACGGCGCCCGTATCTGGCTGGAGCATTTCCGCAGCCTGTTGCCCGATAGCCCCTTCAAGGCCTATGGCGACGTGCTGGCCGTGAAGACCGAAGAAGTGGACATCAACGGCCAGAAAAAACTGGCCCTGTTCGCCCAGGTTGAGCCCACCCCCGAGCTGATCGCCATGAATAAGGCGAAACAGAAGATTTACACCTCCATCGAAATCGACGACAGCTTTGCCGACACCGGCGAGGCCTACATCGTCGGCCTCGCCGTCACCGACTCGCCTGCCAGCCTGGGTACCGACGTTCTGGCGTTCTCAGCCCAAAAACCTGACGCCAGTCCGTTCAAAGACCGCCACTACTCGGCGACCTCGATGTTCACCGAGGCGGTGGAAACCGAGTTGAGGTTTGAAGAAATCGAAGAGAAGCCAAGCATCGGCGCCCAGCTCTTCAGCAAAGTACAAGCGCTGTTGACCCGCAAACAGGCCAAGGACGACACCGAGTTTGCCCAAATTGGCGAAGCAGTCGAAGCCATCGCCGAACACGTTAAGGATCTGCCCGACCAACTGGCCGCTGAAAAGCAATTTTCGGCGGGGCTGAAAACCCGGCTCGACCAGGTCAGCACGGAACTCACAGAGCTGAAAACCAAGCTCTCCACCACCCAGGACCACAGTCAGAAACCACGCCCGTCTGTAACCGGCGGCAATGACCTGGTCGTGACCGACTGCTGACAGTCTGCCCAACCACAGCCCCGAATCATGAAGGACGATCAACATGCGTAACGACACCCGAGTACTGTTCAACGCCTACCTGCAACAACTGGCGCAATTGCATGGGGTGACTGACGTCACCACCAAATTCACCGCAGACCCAAGTGTCGCCCAGACCTTGGAAACCCGTATTCAGGAATCCAGCACCTTCCTCAGCGCCATCAACGTCTATGGCGTACAGGAACAGTCGGGTGAAAAGATTGGCATCGGCATCGACGGCACCATTGCCAGTACCACTGACACCACCGTCAAAGACCGCGAGCCCCGCGATCCAAGCGGCCTGGATGACCGTGGGTACACCTGCACCCAAACCAACTTCGATACCGGCCTGCGCTATCAGAAGCTGGACCAGTGGGCCAAGTTCAAGGACTTCCAGGCACGCATCCGCGACGCCATCATCAAAGCCCAGGCCCTCAACCGGATCATGATCGGTTGGAACGGTATCAGCCGCGCCGCGACATCCAACCCAGCCATCAACAAGCTGCTGCAAGACGTCAACATCGGCTGGCTTCAGAAGATGCGCCTGGAAAACCCCGCCCGGGTTCTGGATGAGGTGGTGGCAGGTAGCGGCAAAATCGAAATCGGCGCCGGCAAGGACTTTGAAAACATTGACGCGCTGGTCGTCAGCATGGTCAACGAGTTCATCGAGCCTTGGTATCAGGAGGACACCGAACTGGTGGTCATCTGCGGTCGCCAGCTGCTGGCCGACAAGTACTTCCCGATCATCAACAAGGTCCAGGCGCCGACCGAAATGCTGGCGGCCGACATCGTCACCAGTCAAAAACGGCTCGGCAACCTGCCGGCGGTACGTGTGCCGCACTTCCCGGCCAACGGCTTGCTGGTGACCCGCCTGGATAACCTGTCGCTGTACTGGCAGGAAGGTACCCGCCGCCGCACCGTCGTGGACAACGCGAAACGCGACCGTATTGAGAACTTCGAGTCGGTCAACGAAAGCTACGTCATCGAAGACCTGGGCTGCGCGGCCATGGCCGAAAACATCACCCTGAACTGAGGCGGCAACCATGACCAACCCCTGCCGCCGTCACTTTGAACGTGTCACTGCCGCCATCGAGTCGGCAGCGACCGAACCCACCCAAACCATGGCCGGCGCTACAGCCTACGAACACCAGCTCAATCAGCTGCTGCAAGACCGTCTGCGCCTGAAACAGGTCCAGTCCAACCAGGGCAAGGCCGAACTCAAGCGCCAGTTGCTGCCGAGCTATGAATCCTATGTGCAAGGTGTGCTGGAAGGCGGCCAGGGCGCACAGGACGAGGTGCTGACCACCGTTATGGTCTGGCGCTTCGATGCCGGCGACTTCACCGGTGGGCTCGACATCGCGACCTACGTGCTGGAACACAAGATGGTCATGCCCGACCGCTTCGCCCGCACCTTGGGCTGCCTGGTCGCCGAGGAAGTCGCGACGGCAGCCTTCAAGGCTCAGAAGGTTGGCGAACCGTTCGACCTGGCAATCCTACACCGCACCGCCGAACTCACCGACGCCGAAGACATGCCCGACCAGGCCCGCGCCAAGCTGTTTCTCGCCATGGGCCGCGCCACGCTGGAAGGCATCACCGAAGAGGCCCCAGGCCAACCCGGCCAGCTCCAGGCCGGTGTAGATCTGCTGAAAAAAGCTATCGCTCTGCACGACGCCTGCGGTGGCAAGAAAGATCTGGAGCGGGCCGAACGCCTGCTCAACAAACTTGCCGGCCCTGCCGGCTAACCGAGCGTCCCCACGCACCCCGCCGGCTCGGGGCGGATCGGCCAGGCCGCTCCTCCTGAACGTGAAGCCCCGACCACCGGCGACCTATTTTTGAGTGCTGTTCCATGAGCGGATTCGTAGCCAGCGGCCCCGTCGCCAGCGGCCATATCAACACCGACGCCTTCTGGCCCTCGATCGATCTGGATCAGTTGCGCGCCACGCTGAGGATCGACGCCAGCGTCACCGCCCCTCGCCTTGAAACCGCCGCCGTTGCAGCCGCCATCAGCGTTAACCGCGAGCTGAGCGGATGGCGCGTCGCCCAGCAAGCCGCAGGCTATGCCGAACTGGCAGACGTTCCCGGCGAAAAAATCAACGACGTGCCTGTTCTGGTGCACCTGTACCGCCGCGCCATCGAAGCCGCAACCGGCGCCGAAGTGTGTGAGCGCTACCGCTCCTACGACACCACCAACAGCGGCAACCAGAACGCCGAAGACCTCACGCCCAACATCGACGACTACCGCCGCGACTTGCGCTGGGCCGTGCGTGACTTCCTCGGCATCAACCGCACCACCGTGGAGCTGATCTGATGCCCGTCACCGTCCGCGCCTTCCAGAACGACACCGTTGACGCATTGTGCTGGCGTCACTACGGCCGTACCGCCGGCGTAACCGAAGCGGTACTCGAAGCCAACCCCGGCCTTGCCGACTACGGGCCGATCCTTCCCCAAGGCCTGGCAGTGCAAATGCTTGAAGCCCAGATGGCCGCCCCACAGCGGCAGATGGTGAACCTATGGGACTGACCACCTCCAACCAAGGAACCCCGCGCCATGGCTGATCCGACTTCCAGCGCCGTGACTGGCGTTGTCATGGGCCTCGGCCTGGCGACCGCCATGCCAATCATCGACGGTGAAGCCCTGTTTGGCGCCCTGCTCGGTGCCTGGCTGGTGACCAGCACCAAGCACGACCTCAAGGTCTGGCAGCGGCTGGGCTCGCTGTTTCTGTCCGCCGGCGTCGGCTACCTGTTCGCGCCGATGGCTTTGCAGCTGATGCCCTTTCTTACCAGCGGCGGCGCGGCGTTCGGCTGCGCCCTGGTCATCATCCCGATCAGCATCAAAGCCATGGTGTGGGTGGAAAAGGCCGACCTCTGGGAAATCGTGAGACGTATCAGAGGAGGTAGCTGAGCATGCTAACCATCGAACTCATCATCCCCCTGACCACTGCCCTGGCATATCTGCTCAGTGCCCTGCGCCTGGCTTGCTACAGCCGAGGCGCGGCTCGGTTTCGCCGGGGTATCTCGCTGCTCGCCAGCCTGTTCGGCGCCTCCCTGTGCTTGTGCGGCCTGGAAATCATCCTGTACCGGCCACCGGTAAGCCTCTGGCATGCCGTCGCTACGGTGCTGCTGTGCACCCTGATTTTTCGTTCTCGCGGCAACGTCGCCGCCCTGTTGAGGCCCAGCGCATGACCATCACGTTGCGTCACGGCGACCGCTCCCAGGCGGTGCGCATCCTGCAAAAAAACCTGAACAACCACGGCGCCGCGCTGGTGGTAGATGGCGACTATGGCGATTCCACCGAGGCCGCCGTGCGGGCGTATCAGTTGAAAGTCGGCTTGGTCGCCGATGGCGTTGCCGGCGAAAAGACCCAGGCCAGCCTGGCCGGCGGTGACTGTCAGCTCCTGTTGAAAAACGAAGACCTGGTAAAGGCCGCGCAGATCCTCGACGTACCGCTGGCAAGTGTCTATGCCGTCAACGAGGTTGAATCCAAGGGCAAGGGCTTCCTGGCGAATGGCAAGCCGGTAATTCTGTTCGAGCGGCACATCATGTACCGCCAGCTCGCGACGCCGCGCCACGAAGGCGACAACCCCGACGAACTCAAGCGCTACGCCGACCAGTTGGCCGCCACCAATCCGGCCATCGTCAGCCCGAAGTCCGGCGGATATGCCGGCGGCACTGCTGAGCACCAACGCCTGAGCCACGCCCGCCTGATCGATGACACCGCCGCGCTGGAATCCGCTTCTTGGGGCGCGTTCCAGATCATGGGCTTTCACTGGCAGCGCCTGGGCTATGCCAGCGTGCAGGTATTCGTCGAGGACATGAACGCAGGCGAGTCTCAGCAGCTCGCCGCCTTCGTGCGTTTCATCCAGACCGACCAGGTCCTGCACAAGGCGTTGAAAGGCCGTAAATGGGCCGAATTCGCCAAGCTCTACAACGGCCCGGACTACCAGCGGAACCTGTACGACATCAAGCTCCAACGCGCCTATGAGCGGCACGCTGAGTGCGGCTGCGGCCAGGAGGTGGCGGCATGATCGATCTGGAAGCGGTGCGCAAACTGGACGTCCAGGACGGCAACCTGTTGGTGGTGCCGGAAAATGCTGATCAGGAGGATATGAGGCTGTTACTCGAAGCCTTGAACCGCATGAAGTCGGGTTGCCAAGTGATGATCGTGCGAGGGCCTCTGGAACTTATGGACGTCGGAGAAATGAACAAACTGGGCTGGTACCGCGCATGAGTACCCTGCGCCGGGGCCTGTACGGCATCGCCCTGTTGGGCGCCTTGGCACTGCTCATCTGGGGCCAGGAACAGCGCATCACCTTAGCCGAGAAAAACACCGAGCTGGCGGCGAAGGACACCAAAACCGCACGCGACGAAGCCGACAGGCTGCGCGCAAACGTCAGCACGCTGCAAACCACCCTGAACGGCGAACGCATCGCCCAGGCCGCCCTGCGGACCCAGCAGGATCAACTGCGCCAGGGCTTGGCAAAGCGCGAGCAAGCTATTGAGGCACTGAAACGTGAAAACGAAGACCTTCGCAACTGGGCTATCCAGCCTTTGCCTGAGCTTGCTCGCCGGCTGCGCGAGCGCCCCGCCCTCACCGGCGCCGACGCTTATCGTCAGTGGTTGTCCGGCCGTGGTGCCCTGCACCCTGCCGGCAACAAGCCCACTAAATAACGGCGATCAGCTCACCGACCAGGACCGCGTCGAAGCCGCATGGGCTGAATGCGCGGGCCAGGTAGACATGGTGTTCAGGCATCAACAGGAGGCCCCATGAACAAACCCGAGAGCCTGCGCGCCCACCTGCTGGCGACCGTGGCCGAACTCAAGCACAACCCCGACCGGCTGTTGATCTTCATCGACAACGGCAAAATTCGCTGCACCGCGGCTGCTTCGCTGTCCTTCGAATACAGCTTCGATCTACAGGTCATCCTCACTGACTTCGCCGGTCACCCCGACAGCGTCATGCTGCCATTACTGGGCTGGCTGAGCGTGAACCAGTCCGAGCTGCTGGAGAACCTGAACAAGTCCGCCGAGGGCATCCAGTTCGAGGCCGACATCCTGGACAACAGCAAGGTGGACATGAACCTGACACTGCCGCTAACCGAGCGTGTGGTTGTGGGGAAAGACGCCGATGGCAATACCACCATCTGCCATGCCGGAGAACCTCGGCAGGTGGCCGCGTTCCTGGACCCGGCATGGATACCTGGCACCCAAGGCACCGGCAGTGAATGGGTCGTGCCGAAATGACCAACCGATTGGAAACGCTGGAGGATTGGGCAGCCGGCCTGCTGGGACAGCTGGAACCGGCATCGCGCAACAAACTGGCCCGCAGCATCGGCCAGGCCCTGCGTCGTAGCCAGCAACAGCGGATCATCGCCCAGCGTAACCCGGACGGAAGCAAGTACGCGCCGCGAAAGCAGCGCGACCTGCGCGGGAAGCAAGGTCGTGTGAAACGAAAGGTGCAGATGTTTCAGAAGCTGCGCACGACAAGTTTTTTGAAAGTCCAGGGCGACGGCAATGCTATCAGCGTAGGATTTACGGGACGGGTTGCCCGGATTGCCAGGGTGCATCAATACGGGCTGAAAGACCGTGCGGTAAACAACGCGCCGGTAGTAAAATACAACCAGCGCGAACTACTCGGGCTCACCGGGCGGGATATAGATTTGATTCAAGACAAGCTCTTATCTTATTGGCCCCATAACAACTAAAAAACAGCAGGCTTATACGGGGCATTTGCAACATATAAATTTTGAGGATCAATTTTATCCTTAAACACCTGATGCAGGGTAGCCAAATACGCAAACCCGATAGAAGTAACCTCATAGCTAGTTTTTATATATTGCTCGCCTCCTACACTCAGTGCATTTACATTCTTTTTGGCTATTTCAATTTTGCGCTTCGCCATACGATATGGAACCAAAACATCCCCTAGCGACTCTTCCAAGGTGTAAGGATTATGAAAGCCATGCATAAAATTGAAAATATGCAATATAAGCATGTCATTTGTAAAGTTTACTTGATCCTCAAAAACACCGTATTCTATTTCCTCTTTTACCAAACGCCTAAATATACCACCTATAATCTTTGCCTTTTCCTCCGAGCTGACCTTTTCAATAATTTCAAGAAGCTCATTAATGAAATTCTCTCTCTTACCCTCTCGCTCCAGAGAGACTGAAAAAGCATCCCACTCTTCACTAGACATATCACCAACCGCTTCCACAAATGCTTCAACCTTCCTCTTAAATTTACCCTCTTTAAACTGAAGAAACATTTTGATAGTTGCCACACCGGTGGAAACAAATGGTATTTCTTTGAGAACCTCGCTTTCTACACAGGAGTCCAGCAAAATTTCTGCATAATCCGCCAGAGGAAGTTTCTCGGAAGCGCTCTTAACTACTGATACTTTGGTATTTTTTTCATTCACGGCCAATACATCCTTTTAGTAAACCACGAAACTAATAATTTAAGTATATTATCGCAGCGTAGCATCTGGTTTGTAGACACATCAACTACAACTAAAGAGGGCTGCGACTGCGCGCGTGCGTCGGCAATATCCGAGCCATGAACAACTCAGCCACGCTAGCCCGCCTGATCGAAAACCTCATCCGCTTCGGCACCATCGCTGCCGTCCAGATGCAGCCTCCGCGTGTGCAGGTCAAAACCGGAACCCTGACCACAGCCTGGCTGCCGTGGATCGCCCTGCGGGCAGGCGCCGACCGAGAGTGGAACCCACCGACTGTCAATGAACAGGTTCTGCTGTTCAGCCCGTCGGGCCAACTCGGCAACGGTGTCGCCCTGACCGGCCTTTTCAGCGACCAGATCCCCGCCAACGGCGACCGCGAAGGCCTGCACCGCTTCACCTACCGTGACGGCTCGATGATCGAGTACGACAGCGTCGCGCACCACCTCAACGCCACGCTCACCGATGGCGGCACCACTAACCTGATCAGCACCGGCGGCATCAACATCGTCGGCAACATCACCCACCAGGGCGATTACACCCAAACCGGCAACCAGAACGTCACCGGTAAGGTCACCGTCTCGGTAGATGTGGTGGCCGCCGGCATCAGCCTGGTGAAGCACCTGCACGGTGGCGTCATGCCTGGCAGCGGCAAGACGGGGAAACCGGAATGAATCGACACACCGGCGCCGCCATCAGCACAGTGGAGAGCATCGCCCAATCTATGAGCGACATCCTCAGCACGCGCATTGGTACTCGGGTCATGCGGCGCGAATACGGCAGCTTGTTGCCCGAGCTGGTGGACCACCCTTTCAACGACATCACCCGTTTGCAGGTGTACGCGGCCACCGTCATGGCGCTGATGCGCTGGGAGCCGCGTATCAGCCTAAGCCGCGTGCAGTTCCAGGGCGCCACGCTGCAAGGTCAATCGTCGTTAGACATTGAGGGCAGCATTATCGATAGCAACGAGCCGCTGAGCCTGAGCGTGCCTCTGAACTTGGGGGGTAGCGCATGAACTCATTCGTCGCGATTGACCTGGGCCAGCTCCCTGCGCCCGAAGTCGTTGAACAGATTGATTACGAGCAGATCCTCGCCGAGCGCAAGGCCTACGCCATCAGCCTCTGGCCGGTCGAGGAGCAAGCCGAGATCGCCGCACGGCTTGAGCTGGAATCTGAGCCCCTGACCAAACTGCTCCAGGAGAACGCCTACCGCGAAACGGTGTGGCGCCAGCGCGTCAATGAGGCGTCTGTCGCCAACATGTTGGCCCTCGCCAAGGGCAGCGACCTGGAGAACCTGGCCGGCAACTTCAACGTCAAGCGCCTGGTCATCCAGGTCGCCAAGCCCACGGCCGTGCCGCCGGTCCCGCTGCTGATGGAAAGCGACGACAGCCTACGGGAGCGGGCTCAAATGGCGTGGGAAGGCCTCAGCACTGCCGGCCCGCGTAACAGCTACATCTTTCATGCGCGGTCTGCGGACGGCCAGGTTGCCGACGCCACTGCCGAGAGTCCTGCCCCGGCCGAGGCGGTGGTAACCGTGCAATCGATTCTGGGTGACGGCACCGCCTCGCCCGCGCTGCTGGCAAAGGTCAATGCCTACCTCAGCGACGACGACCGCCGCCCTGTCGCGGATCGGCTCACCGTGCAAAGCGCGCAGGTCATCAACTACCAGGTTAAGGCCAAGCTGTTTCTTTCGACGTCCGGCCCTGAGAGCGAGCTGATTCTCGCGGCGGCCAATGCGCAGTTGCTGGCTTTCGTGCACCAACGGCGCCGCCTGGGCTTGGAGGTTTCAGAATCCATTATCCACGCCTCGCTGCACGTCGAGGGTGTGCGCAAGGTCGTGCTGGAGAACTGGGCGGACATCATTGCCACGAAGTACCAGGCCCCGTATTGCACGACCGTCGATTTGGCGTTGGGGGTCGAATGATGGCAGACGCGCCCCTTCTTCCAAGCAATTCGACGCCGCTGGAGCGTCAAGCGGCGCAGGCGCTGGCCCAGATCCAGTGTGTGCCGATTCCATTGCGCACGCTGTACAGCCCCGATCTCTGCCCGCTGCCCCTTTTGCCCTACCTGGCCTGGGCGTTCTCCGTGGATCGCTGGGACAGCAAATGGACCGAAGCGGCCAAGCGCGCCGCCATCCGCAGCGCGTGCTACATCCATTCGCGCAAGGGCACTATCGGCTCTCTACGCCGTGTCGTTGAACCCCTCGGCTACCTAATTGAAATCATCGAATGGTGGCAGACCGTTCCGGTCGGCCCTCGCGCCACCTTCAAGCTCAAGGTTGGCGTGCTCGACACCGGAATCACCGAAGAGATGTACCAGGAACTCACCTGGTTGATCGACGACGCCAAGCCCCTGACACGCCACCTCACCGGGCTCGCCATCAGCCTGGAAACCACCGGCTCAATTCATATCGGCGCCTGCATCACCGAAGGCGACGAGATTGATATCTACCCACCTACACAGCGAGACATCGAGGTCACGGGCTACATCCACCAGGGCGGCCGTGAACACCAGATCGACACCATGGACATCTACCCATGACAGACCAAAACAGCCAGTTTTTCGCCATCCTCACCGCCATCGGCAAGGCCAAGCAGGCCAACGCGGATGCCCTGGGCATTCCCTGGACATTCGCGCAGATGGGCGTAGGCGATGCCAACGACACGGAGCCAATGCCCAACGAGCAGCAGACACAGTTGATCAACGAGCGCCGACGTGCCCCGCTGAATCAGCTCAAGGTTGACCCAGCCAACCCGAACATCATCATTGCTGAACAGGTCATCCCCGAGAGCGTCGGCGGTTGGTGGATTCGTGAGGTGGGGCTGTACGACGCTGCCGGTGACCTGGTGGCTGTGGCTAACTGCGCGCCGAGTTTCAAGCCGTTATTGACCCAGGGCTCAGGCCGCACACAAGTTGTGCGGATGAACCTGATCGTCAGCAACACGGCGAATGTCGAATTGAAGATTGATCCCTCAGTTGTTTTGGCGACACGTCAGTACGTTGATTCCAAGATTCTTGAGGAACTGTACAAACTCGACAGCAAGCAATCGGTGCGCGTAGCCACCACGGCGAGCATCGCATTGACCGGGTTGCAGATCGTTGATGGCGTGACGTTGGTTGCTGGGGATCGGGTTTTGGTGAAGAACCAGGCGGCCGCCAAGGACAATGGCATCTACGTTGTTGGCGCAGTAGCATGGCAGCGTGCGCCGGATGCTGACAGCAGTGCCGAAGTCACCTCGGCGATGATTCTGTCAGTCGAGCAAGGCGCTACGCTGGCCGACACTCGCTGGCAGTTGGTAACGGATGGGGCGATTGTCCTAGGAACCACGTCGCTGACCTTTCAGAACATCACCCAGGGGTTTGCAACCATCAATTCCCCGGCGTTGGTGAACCCAACGGCAAACACGCCGCCTCAGTTTGATAATACGAAGGCGCTGGCCACTTCCGAGTTTGTAAAGAGGATGGGGGTCGAGTGGTCAAACTTCATCTCGGTCAATGCAAGTACTGTGCTGGGGAATACAAGCGTTGGCGGCATCGTTAGTGCGTCATCTTCGACGGCTATCAACGTTACCTTGCCGCCCACCGGGCCAGTGGGGCCCGGAGCCATGATCATGGTGCTAAGTGGTGGATCTGGAGCTGTAACGCTGCTGGCCTCGAATGGTGAGCAGATTACTAATGCGAGCAGTAGCGCGATAACTCTTGTTTTGGGACAGGGTGATTCCGCGTTATTGACAAGATTGACCGGTGAGTGGCGATTGGTTGGTGGTTCGCTATCCAACAAACATAGCAGTCAGTTCGGCGCAAGTCTTAGCGTGAATGGTTCTCAAAAGTTCCCCAGCGGGCTAATTTTGCAGTGGGGCTCATTTCAGTGCCCCGCAAATTCAACCAACACAATTACACTTCCGGTAACGTTTCCAAATGCCTTTCTTCATGGTTATACAACGATCACGGACAACGTCGCATCCGTGTCTGCGTCACCTATCGCAACGCTTCTGCCTTTGGGGTTATCTACGTTTTCTCTGCGCTCGTATTACTCGGCATCCGCGATGTTAGTCAGTTGGTGGGCCGTCGGTTATTAGGGATTAATTAAACTTATAGTTAGGTGATATATGGGGTTATTTTCAAGTAAGTCAACGCCTGGTTTCTACGATGCATCTATCAATGAAATTATTCCTGCGGACGCAATACCTGTCACGGCAGAGCGACGGCGTGAGTTGTTGGATGGCCAATCAACCGGCAAGGTCATTGATTTCAGTCCAGATACTGGCCCGGTTCTCATTGATCCGCCTCCGGCCTCTCCTGAGGTGCTGGCCACCATAGAGCGGCAATGGCGCGACGGGCGTTTGCTGGACACCGACGGAATGGTTACGCGTCACCGCGACGAGTTGGAGGAAGGCACCGTAACAACATTGACCGCCGATCAATACGTGGAACTGCAAACCTACCGGCGCGCTTTGCGTGACTGGCCGCAGTCGGAAGTATTTCCGGAGATTGAGTTAAGACCGGTCGCTCCGGCCTGGATCGCTGAACAGCTCCAGTAAAAGCCCCACCGCCATCTGTAATCCCCCTCCCTACAAGCCACCGCGCTCGCCCAACCGGCGCGCGCGCGGCAGCCTGTGCACTGTCATCCCAATCACTGCGCAGGCAAACCCATGGCCGATTATCTCCACGGCGTGCGGGTCATCGAACTCAACGACGGCACCCGCCCCATTCGCACCATCCCCACCGCTGTTATCGGCATGGTCTGCACGGCCGACGACGCTGATACCACCGCTTTTCCATTCGACACACCGGTACTGCTGACCAACGTCCAAACCGCTATCGGTAAGGCCGGCACCACGGGCACCCTGGCTAAGAGTCTTCAGGCCATCGCCGACCAGACCAAGCCCTACACCATCGTCGTGCGGGTGAAGGAAGGTGCCACCGAGGCAGAAACCACCAGCGCCCTGATCGGCACCACCACGACCGAGGGCAAATACACCGGCATGAAAGCCCTGCTCGCCGCCAAGGCTCGCGTTGGCATGGTGCCGCGCATCCTCGGTGTGCCAGGCCTCGACAGCCTGCCAGTCGCCACCGCCCTGGTCACCATCGCCCAGCAGTTGCGCGCCTTCGCCTACGTCAGCGCCTGGGGCTGCAAAACCAAGGAAGAGGTGGTCGCCTACCGTGACAACTTCGGAGCCCGCGAAGCCATGGTCATCTGGCCGGAATTTCAGAACTGGAGCACCGTCACCAACGCGACCGTCACCGACTCGGCCGTGGCCCGGGCATTGGGTCTACGCGCTAAGATCGATCAGGAAGTGGGCTGGCACAAGACGCTGTCCAACGTCGCAGTCAACGGCGTCACCGGCATCAGCGCCGACGTGTTCTGGGATCTGCAAAACCCGGCGACAGACGCCAACTACCTCAACAGCAACGAAGTCACCACGCTCATCAATGAGGGCGGCTTTCGCTTCTGGGGCAGCCGCACCGCCAGTGAAGATCCGTTGTTCGCCTTCGAGAACTACACCCGCACCGCGCAGATCCTTGCCGACACCTTGGCCGAGGCGCACATGTGGGCCGTGGACAAGCCCATGCACGCCTCCCTGGTGCGCGACATCATCGAAGGGGTCAATGCCAAGTTCCGCGAGATGATCGCGGCGGGCTACCTGATCGGCGGCCAGTGCTGGTATCCGGAGGACGCCAACGACAAGGACACGTTCAAGGCCGGCAAGCTGTTCCTGGATTACGACTACACGCCGGTGCCACCGCTGGAAGACCTCACGTTGCGGCAGCGCATCACTGACCGCTACCTGATCGACTTCGCCAGCAAGATCAACAGCTAAACCTGGCCTCCCCCGCAAGGGGAGCTGACCCTGTGCCTGAGCAACGGAGAACCCCGCCATGGCCATGCCCCGCAAACTCAAAAACCTCAACCTGTTCAACGACGCCAACAGCTACCTGGGCGTGGTCAAGTCGGTCACCCTGCCCCCGCTCGGCCGCAAGATGGAAGCCTATCGCGGCGGCGGCATGAACGGTCCGGTGAAGGCCGACCTCGGCTTCTCGGACGACGGCATCCAGTTCGAATGGAAAACCGGCGGCCTCGATCTGATCGCGCTCAAACAGTTCGGCGCCGTCAACGCATCGGGCGTCGCATTGCGCTTCACCGGCTCGTTCCAGCAGGACGACACCGAGGAAGTCAGCGCCGTGGAGGTCGTCATGCGCGGCCGGCACGAGACCATCGAAATGGGCGATGCACAGCCTGGCGAAGACACAGAGCACAGCATCACGACCACCTGCACCTACTACAAGTTGATCGTCGATAACGAGGAAATCATCGAGATCGACTTACTCAATTTTATCGAGAACGTGAACGGCGTGGACATGCTGGAAAAGCAGCGCCAAGCCCTCGGTATCTAACCCACACCGCCCCTTCGGGGGCGGTTTATTTCACAAGCTGGAGCCCTAAATGAAACCTGAAGACACCCTCGAAGCGCTGCCGCCCGTTGACGACAACACCGTCACCCTGGACACCCCGATCAACCGTGGCAAGACCGTCATCGACAGCATCACCCTGCGAAAACCGCAATCCGGCGAGCTGCGCGGTGTGCAACTGGTGGACCTGCTGAATATGGACGTCGCCACCCTCATCAAGATCCTGCCGCGAATCAGCACACCAGGCATCACCGCGCCCGAAGTTGCCAGCATGGACCCTGCCGACCTGCTCGCCTGTGGCAGCAAGATCTCCAGTTTTTTATTGCAGAAGTCGGTGAAGACGGACGCATCCCTCGTTGCGTAGAAGACGCCATGGCCGACCTGGCCGTGGTTTTCCATTGGGCACCGGCTGACATGGACCAGCTGGGCCTGCAAGAACTGATGGAGTGGCGCGAGCGCGCCCGGGTGCGGAGTTCCACCGATGGCGAATGACTTAAAACTTCAGGTGTTGCTCAATGCCATCGACAAGGCGAGCGGCCCCCTGAAGGCCATCAACAACGGCAGCATCGGTGCCGCCCGCGCCCTCAAGGAAGCCCGCGACCGTCTCAAGGAACTTAACACACAACAGAAGGACGTCAGCGCCTGGCGCACCCAGCGCGCTGCCGCCGAGCAAACCGAACAAGCCCTTGTCGCAGCCCGCGATAAAGTACGGGCGCTGTCCCAGCAGTTCGCTGCCACCGGTGCGCCGACCAAGGCAATGACCAAGGACTTTCGGGCAGCCGTTCGCGAAGCGCAGAAGCTCAAGGAACAACACCAGCAACAGGGCGAACAACTCCAGGCCCTGCGCAGCAAACTGCAAGGCGCTGGTATCAGCACCAAGAACCTCAGCAGCCATGAACGCCAACTGCGCGAACAGATCAGCGCCACCAACGCCAGCATCAGCGAACAGGGCAAACGCCTGGTCGCATTGAATGCACAGCAGAAGCGCCTTGCTATCGAGCGCTCCAAGCTGGAAAAAACACAGAACGTCGCCGGCAACATGGCTATGAACGGCGCCGCCGGCCTGGGTGTGGGATATGCGGCGAGCAGGCCTATAGCCAAGGCCATCGGTGCCTTTGCGCCGAACGAAGACTCGGCCACGCAGCTCAAGGTTTCGATGATGGACGGCACCGGTAAGGTGTCTGAAGACTTTCAGAAAATCACCGACCTGGCGACCAAGCTGGGCGACCGCCTCCCTGGTACCACTGCGGACTTTCAGGAAATGATGACCATGCTTCGGCGCCAGGGCCTCAGCGCGCAGAGCATTCTCGGTGGCACCGGCGAAGCGGCCGCGTACCTGGGCGTACAGTTGAAGATGCCCGTAACCGCTGCGGCTGAATTTGCCGCGAAGATGCAGGACGCAACCCGGACATCCGAAAAAGACATGATGGCGCTGATGGACATCATCCAGCGTGGGTTCTACTCCGGTGTAGACCCGACCAACATGCTCCAGGGTTTCAGTAAGATCGCGCCGGTCATGGACACCATCAAGAAGTCGGGCATCGACGCTGCTGCCGAGCTGGCCCCGCTGCTGATCATGATGGACCAGGCTGGCATGGAAGGCGGCGCGGCCGGTAACGCCTACCGGAAGATATTCCAGGCTGGCCTGGACAAGGACGGGATCAAGGACGTCAACAAGATCATGGAGCTGGAAGGCAAAAACATCCGCTTCACGTTCACAGATGACAAAGGCAACTTCGCCGGCCTGGAAAACCTGTTCGCCCAGGTTGAAAAACTGAAGTCACTGAACGACGAGGACCGCACGTCCACGATTAAGCTGTTGTTCGGCGACGACTCCGAAACCATGACCACCTTGAACACCATGATGAACAAGGGGATCGCGGGCTATCGGGAAGTGCAACAGAAGCTGCAAAACCAAGCCGACCTGCGCAAGCGCGTGAACGAACAACTCGCGACCCTCACCAACGTCATGGAGGCCGCAGAGGGCAGCTTCACCAACGCCCTGGCCGAGTTTGGCTCCGCTGTTGCGCCCGAACTGAAGCAGATCATCAGCACGCTCGGGGAGGTCGCGAATAGCGTCGGCGCCTGGGCTCGGGAGAACCCACGATTGGCGGGCGGCCTGGTCAAAGTCGTAGCGGCTGTGGCCGGCCTGGCCTTCGTGTTTGGTGGCTTGGCATTGACGATGGCGAGCCTACTCGGCCCTTTCGCCATGGTGCGATACGGCATGGGCATGTTTGGCATTCGACTGGGTGTTGTTAAAGCTCAGTTGATCGGCACGCGCACCGCAGCAGCAGGCGCCGGTGCCAACATCGGCAGGCTTGGGAAAGTCTGGCGGTCCTTGGTAGCCACTCGCTCGGCCGGTGGATTGCTCAGTGCCTTACCTGCTTTAGTCAGTAGCGCCCGCCTGGCTGCCGCCAGCGTGCTGCCGATGCTCGGTGGCGCGATCAGTGCCGTCGGTACCGCCATTATGGCGACGCCTATCGGCTGGCTGCTGGCGGCCATCGCGGCCCTGGTTGCTGCTGGTGTGCTGGTCTACAAATATTGGAACCCCATCAAGGGCTTCTTCCTTGGTTTCTGGCAGGGCCTGGTCGGGGCACTGCAACCGGTACTCGATAGTTTCGCCGGGCTCGGCCAATCGCTGTTGAACCTGGGCCAGGCCGTCATGACGCTGCCAGGTGTCGGCGCGGCCATGGAGCTTCTGGGCAGCATCGCACGCCCCCTGTTCAGTCTGATATCAGATGGCGTCAGCAGCTTGATCAACTGGTTCGGCCAGCTACTTGCGCCCGTCGAAGACGTCGGCGGCGCTGCTCAGTCAATGGGCGAACGATTTGGCGCTGTCATCGGCAATATGCTCAGCCTTCTGTTAGGTCTACCTGCACAGTTCGCTGAACTGGGTACGCAGATGATTCAAGGCCTGGCAAACGGCATCACCAACAGCCTGACCGTAGCCAAGGAGGCCATCACCGGGGCAGGCGATGCGGTGATTGGTTGGTTCAAGGAAAAGCTCGACATCCACAGCCCCTCGCGAGTTTTCGCGGAGCTGGGCGGCTTCACCATGGCCGGCCTGGCCCAGGGGCTTGAGGGCAGTCGAAACGGGCCACTGAGCGCCATGACCAGCCTGAGCAAACAACTCACGGCAGCCGGCACACTGGCCCTAGGTGCAACCGCCATGCCTCTGGCCGCCATGCCGTTGCCGCAATTTCCGGTCGGGGCTGCCGCTGCCTCTTCGCTATCGATCGATGATCGTGCGCCCATCAGCCCTGCCCCGGCGCCGGTCCATGACAGCCACGACACCTACGAAATCAATATCCACACCACGCCAGGCATGGACGCCCTGGCGATCAGCCGCGCCGTGCGGGCCGAGCTGGCGCGCATCTCCAGCGAAAAAGCCGCCCGCCAGCGCAGCAAACTTTCAGATCTGGAGTAATTCCCATGATGCTTGCCTTGGGCATGTTCGTGTTCAGTCTGTCCACCGCCGCTTACCAGGAGCTGCAACGCCAAACCGAGTGGCGCCATGCGAGCAACAGCCGCGTCGGCGCCGCTCCGGCTCGGCAGTTTGTCGGGCGCGGCGACGACACTATCACCCTGCCCGGCGTCATCCTGCCGGAGCTGGCCGGCAGTACCTTGAGCCTCGACGCCCTGCGCCTGATGGCAAATACCGGCAGGGCGTGGCCGATGGTCGAAGGCAGCGGCCGGATCTACGGCTTGTGGATTATCGATGGCCTAAGCGAAACCAAAACGCTGTTCTTCCGTGACGGCACGCCTCGGCGTATTGAATTCACGATCAACCTCAAGCGCATCGATGACGACCGGATCGATCTGCTGGGCGCCGGTACCAGCGCAGGTGTCAACATCTTGAGGGCGCTGCTGTGATCAATGCAGCCCTGTCCAAGGTTACCGGCTACGTCGAAGACCTGGTCGAGCGCTACCGCCGCGATGCGGCCTACCCGGTGCCGGCGTTTCGTATCACGGTCGATGGCAACGACATCGCCCAGTTGATCAGCCCACGGCTGATGAGCCTGGAGCTGACCGACAATCGCGGGATCGAGGCCGACCAGCTCAGCATCACCCTCAGCGACCACGACGGGCTGCTGGCGATCCCGCCCAAAGGCGCGACCATCCGACTGTGGCTGGGTTGGAGCGACACAGGCCTGGTGGACAAAGGCACCTACACCGTCGATGAAACCGAACACAGCGGCGCGCCGAACGTACTGAGCATCCGCGCCCGCTCGGCAGACCTTCGCAAAGGCCTGAAGACCAAGCGCGAGCGCAGCTGGAGCAACACCACCCTAGGGGATGTCCTGGGCGACATCGCCCTAGGCAACGGCCTCACCGCCACCATTTCCGGCGCTTTGGACGGCCTGCCCATTCTGCAGTTGGACCAGGCCAACGAATCCGACGCCAACTTGATCAGCCGCGTGGGGGAAGAGTTCGACGCTGTGGTAACCGTCAAGGCCGGCTGCCTGCTGTGCTTGCCGGCGGGCGGCGGCAAGACGGCCACCGGCGCCGAGCTGCCGCACATCACCCTTACCCGCTTCGACGGCGACCAACACCGCTATCTGCAAGCTGACCGCGACAGCTACGACGGTGTGCGCGCATATTTCTACGACGTGAACAGTGCAAAGAAACAGGAAGCCATCGCCGGCGGTGGTGAAAACCTCAAAGACCTGCGCCACACCTTCAGCGACCGCCAGTCCGCCCTGCGCGCTGCCCGGGCAGAATTCAATCGATTGCAACGCGGTAGCGCGACGCTCAGCTACACCCTGGCGCGAGGCCGCCCTGACCTCATTCCCGAGCTGACCTACACGCTCCAGGGCGTGAAGCCGGAGATCGACGAGATCATCTGGTATGGCGGCAACGTTCAGCACACCCTCAGCCCGGACAATGGATACACCGTCAGCCTGGAGCTGGAGAGCAAACTGCCCGAGGATACGGTCGAGGGGTTGGCTGAGGAAAACAAAGGGGATTACACAGGGATCATCGCGTACTACAGAGACAAGAAAACTGGGAAGGAGAAGACGGTGACTGCGGGGGATCAGAGTAAGCCGAAGCGGTTGCGGTGGTTGTATGCGAGCGAAAGGACGGCGAAGCGAGCGGTTGAGCGCGAATGGAAGAAAATGCGATAGCGGCAAAATGCCATTCTGGTATCGTTGCGAAAAGCGGCCTTAACAAGGAAAGGTAAAAAATGCCTCAAAACTCTCAGGAAGATCTCGAAAGCAGCTTGGCTAAACTTGGTGAAAAACTGCCCGCTATTATCGAGCTGCATAATGCTTATTGGAGCACAACCACGGACCACCAAGCACTTCTGCGTGAAAATGGGGTTCCCCATGGAGTTCAAACCACAAGTTCAGAACGTCGCTTCACCCCTACCGACCTTACCTATGTACGATATATTAATCTATACGGAGACAACCCCGAAAAACTAGCAAACGAAATAAGAGTAACAGTAAAAGCCCCTGGCAAGGAAAAATACGACGTACAAATCGGGTACAACAAGCACTTCGCATATATCTGGATTCTTAGCTTTTGCGACTGGTTCGAAATTTCAAGTGCCACATCAGCAATAAAACCACTTATCAATAAAATAGAAATTTTTGGCGCCGACCAAAAACAGCTCGCCAGTTACGCCAAAGACATCGAGGAAGTATTTAGTTTACGCCAAAAGATAGATGACTATATTGCAGACGTTAGGAACGAGTTCTTGGAGACACAAAAAACCATTGCCGATTTAACAAGCGATGCAGACGAATTGACAATCCATAAAAACGGCCTTCTGTCCGACCTGGACAAAAATAGAAATATTTTGAGCAAAACAGCAGCGCAGATAGATACTGCTCGTGGAAAACTTACTAAATACGAACAAGAATCCAAACACCTTGAAACAAAAAAAACGGATGCTAAAAACAACGTCGACCAGCTAACACAGCAGACGCTGTCTTTAAATAATGAAATCTCCGAATTAAAAACCTCGATCTTAAAATTAACAAGCGATAAAAGTCTAATATCAGACGAGTACGGCCCATATGTCAAGGAAGGAAAAGCTCAGGCGCGTTCCTATTTTTGGCTTATTACATTGCCACTGGGAGCAATTATATTTTCAATCTACCAAGTTTACGTTGGAGCCAGCAACTTACTTACAGCCGAATACAAATCAGCAGGAGACATAGCTGCTGCTTTTTTACTGAGAATACCTTTCGCTGCCATTTTCGGACTAGCTATTTTATATAGTTGGAAGCTTGCCTATTCGATGATACAAAAAGTATTCAAGATTCATGAAGACAGGTTGACACTTGCGAAACTACTGGTCGTAGCACGAGAGACTGTGCATTCATCCGCAAAAAACTTAGATATTTCAGACCATGAAAAATTCCAAGAACAAACAGCACTCAAGATAGAGGTTCTTAAGAGCCATATGGCACGCGACCTCAACGATAATTTTTCATACAAACCGATACCCAGTAAAAAAACTAAAACCGCAACCACTTCATCAAGTGCTAGCAATGATGATTCAGTCCCCAAAGAAAACGAAAGCCAGTGAATCAAAATAAAAAACCCGGCATATAGCCGGGTTCTGCTTATTTGATTTTTAGTAAAATATCGACAAATCGCAAAATGTCTTTCTGGCTCCCCTCATCGAGTTGCCTGAATATCTTAACGAACATCTGCTCACGCTCACTAAGCTCGGATATTTCTACCTTTCGAAATTGTTTGGTATTTACCTTCTTCATCACCGACATGTGTCACTCCATTCAACACGTACGGGCGCCTGGCACCAACATCGGTCCCAACCAAAGCGCCCGGGGAGTGAGCAATTTTCAGCATGTTCGGCTGTGTCATCAGCCTACGAGAAAATTTTCATTACATATTACGCACCGCCGCAAAGCGCTTGGGCACGCTGAACAATATCGCTGTAGTCCATTTTTATGGATGGCATCGTAGGATTGGGTTTGGTGATGTCTTGGCCGTCCGACCAACCACGATCTTTTGCCTGACTCCGTGCACTCCCGCTCAATGCGTAGACGGTCCCATCCGACGTCCGGGCCAACGCTTTAGGCGACGGCCCAAAGCACAACAGGTCAACGCTATCGACCGTAAACGGCCAAGCGTCTCCATAGTCTTTGCTCGATACCTTCTGGGTCTTTTCCTTGGCACCGCACACACCCGAAGCGAGCATTGCCAACACTGCTAGCGATAACGTCATCCTTTTCATGCCCCAACTCCTTATTTTTTCAATGTAAAAGCCCTGAGAAGGCGCATCACCGCGCCCCTATCCTCATCGTCCAGGCTGCGCACATGCATCACGATTTCTAAGTCATCGTCGGACAGCTGATCTTCACCCACAGATGAGCGCTGGCCGGTCACCACGTAAAGAACATCTACCCCTTGTTCAGCAACTGCTGCCAGGTAACTGGCATCCGGGCTGCGCTCGCCCTTCTCATAGTTGTACTGACTGTTTTTCGAGGCGCCAGCCTTCGCCGCGAACTCGGTCTGATTGAAGCCCAAGCGCTCGCGCTCTTCTTTTAGGCGATCACCAATTCCCACAAACGTCTCCACGACGATTTGACATTCCCACAATCATGGGAAATACTTCGCCTATCATCACACGAAATCACACGAAACGAGACTATGCCGAACGCATACCCCACGGAGCAAGCTTGCCGAAAGGCACGTGAGCGACTCGCGCATCAAGGCCTCTCTGCCAAAGACTGGGCCGATCAGCACAACTTGACCCCGTCAACGGTGTACGCCGTGTTGAACGGACAGAAGAAATGTCTGCGGGGCGAGTCCCACCGTGCTGCGGTGTTGCTCGGTATCAAAGACGGCGTCGTCACAAATTAGGCCCGTTGGCTCAGGTAGGAAACCAGAAGATGAAACGCTCAGTTCTAGCCAACCGCAAAGACGTAGTCAGCGCCGTCATTGCCGCTTACCCCGGGGGCCGGCACTACGCCGCTGCTGACCTCGGGATGCCGATCAAGAAGTTTGATAACCAAGCCTATGAGAACGCGGGCAGCCGGCCACTGAGCGATGTACATATCCATCGCCTCGAGCAGGTTGCGGGTACGTCATATCTCGCGGATTACATCACCGGCATGTATGGCGGCATGTTTGTGCCCGTCGCGGTGCCTGGAACGCTGGATAACGTCGAGCTGTACAACCGCTCCGTAAGAGCTGCCGCCAAGCGTGGGTTGGTTGACCAGATTATTGCCCAGGCCCTGGACGACGGTGTCATTGAGCAGGGTGAAGCTGAAGTCATTGTTTCCGCCCTGATGAAGTACATGTCAGCCCGCTACGCCGAAGTGCTGGCGACCATTCAACTGCACGGTCGGGGGTTCGCTGGGTGAGCACCTACAAACTTGTCTGCCCTCACTGCCTCGGCCGCATGCGTATCCGCACCAGCGAAGGCACACACATTTTCCTGCGGGTGGCCTACCTGCAATGCACCAACGAGGCCTGCGGCTGGTCGGTGCGGGCTGAGTTCGAAATGACTCATGAAATGAGCCCCAGTGGTATGGCTAACCCCTCCGTGAAGCTGCCCATCGCCGATATCGCCCTGCGCCGTGCCGCGATGAAGTCCGCCAACGATCAACCCGACCTGCTCGACCAAATGGAAATGGAGTGTGCGCAATGAACCATGAAGAACTTGGCCTCGACTACCGCAGCAGCATGCAACGGGTGGCGTTTGCCTATCTGCAACGGCACGAAGCGCAGCATCTGGTGGACTCTGACCTGCTGTACGAAAACTGCGTTCGGCACATGACCACCGCATTGGAAGTCCCGGTGTTCATGGCGCAGAAGCTGGTGCACAACGCTTGGACTGAATTGCAGGTCATCAACCAGCGCAAGTGGATCGGCGTGGACTGGGGCAACAGCCCAGGCAGCACTGTCGTCCACCTGATCGATACCCGGGCCGACCTTCGATACCCGGTTCCGGCAAGGCTGCTGCCGCAGACCCTGCTCGCCCAGCGCGATGACGCGCTGAAGCAACACCCTCAGTAATCCCCGTTTAAACAACCCGCCCTGCCCCGCTTCCCGTGGGTTTGGGTGAGCTTTGCCCGAAATCCGAGGTGGACCATGCAAATCGACGTCGCCATCACCGCAAAACTGCCACGCGAAGAGGCCGAAGCGCTGCTCCAAGCGCTACGGAGCCAGTACGCCCAGCAGTTCAACGAGCATTGGTACGACGACCGCTTTCGCAGGATCCCCGAGGGTTTGCGGCATGGCTCGTTGCTCGCGGCCTTCCCGGTGATGGCCGCGCAAAAACGCCTGATTGGCGCCATTAAACACAGTCTTGGCGAAGTGAAGTAAGCCCCGATGAATAAGCGACTCGACATCCCCCATGGCTCAAAAGCTTTTGTACGCAAGCCCATGGAAAACAAGTTACGCGCTGATGTGCTTCAGCGCCTTGAGTCCGATTACGGTCTGCAACATATGGCCGGCACGCATTACATGCGCAAGGGCACCTGCCCTCAGTGCAACCAGAAGCGCTTGTTTTCTCGCCATGATGAACCCTGGTTTATTCGCTGCGGCCGCGAGGAAAAGTGTCGGTACCAGGCTCCAGTTAAAGAGCTTTACCCCGACCTGTTTGACGATTGGAGCAAGCGAGCGCCAGCCACCAACGATGAGCCAACCGCTACCGCGAAGGCGTACCTCACCTTTGCTCGCGGCTTTCGGCTTGAGCTGATTGAGGGCTGGTATACCCAGGAAAGTTACTTTGACCGCGACCTGAACATTGGCTCGGCCACGGTGCGATTCCCCCTGGAGCATGGCGGGTATTGGGAGCGCTTGATCGACCAGCCCTCACGCTTCGGCAAGAAGAAGGCTCGGTTCCAACCCAAGCAAAGCTACAAGGGCTACTGGTGGTGTCCACCTCGTGTCGATGTACTCCAGGTTGATGAACTGTGGATCGTCGAGGGCATTTTTGATGCTATCGCGCTCATTCATAACGGCATTTCCGCTGTTGCAGCGTTGTCCTCCAACGCTTTTCCCGAGGAATCGTTGAAGGCCTTGATAGCGGACTGTGGGGGGAAGCCGCCGAAGTTAGTCTGGGCCCTGGATAACGAGCCTGGCGCGCAGAAGTACACCAAATCGTGGGTCAGGCAGGCTCGCGAGCTGGGCTTCGTTTGCGAGGCCGCGCAGATCCCGCAACCAGATGCTCGCAAGGTCGATTGGAACGATCTGCATCAACGCTGGGCGTTTCTGGACGGTGACGAGGCACGTGCCCAGCGGATCGACAAAGACCTCAAAGAAGCCAAACACCAGGGCGCGCTGCTGATCGCCGAGAGCGCCACAGATAAAGCATTGCTCATGTACCAGTGGCGGGAACGGGAGGAGTTTCACTTCTGTTTCGACTCCCGCTTGTACTGGTGGAAGTTGGATATTTCCAAGTTCAACAGCGCCAAACAGGCGCTCGATGACAGCGACAAAAAAGAAGACCAACTACTCAACGAAAAGGCCATTCGCGAAAAGGCACTGCGCATGTCTGGCTGCGTGGTCGAGATCGCGAATTGCTACCCCAAGGCACTGTATTTCCAGCGCAACGAGATAACCGACGAGTCCTGGTATTTCTTCCGCGTCGATTTCCCGCACGACGGTGGCTCTGTGAAAAACACCTTCACGGGCGGCCAGGTCGCTGCTGCCAGCGAGTTTAAGAAACGACTTCTCGGCATGGGCGCCGGTGCGGTGTTCACCGGCAGCGGACAGCAGCTGGACAAGATCATGAAAGACCAACTGTTCGGCATTAAAACCGTCCAGACCATCGACTACGTCGGCTACAGCCGGGAGTACGGGTGCTATGTATTCAACGACGTGGCCGTTCGCGAAGGGCAACTGATCACCATCAACGAAGAAGAGTTTTTCGAAATGGGCAAGCTGAAACTCAAGAGCTTGCAGAAAGGAGTCAAGATTCAACTCACCAAGGACGCGAAAAACTATGACCCGCGCTGGCTGGATCTGCTCTGGCAATGCTTCGGTACCCAGGGCATCGTCGCTCTGACGTTTTGGTTCGGCTCGCTGTTCGCCGAGCAAATTCGTCATCGCTACCAGTCGTTCCCCTTCCTTGAGGCCACCGGTGAAGCCGGTGCCGGCAAGACGACCTTGCTGACATTGTTATGGAAACTACTCGGCCGTGACGGATATGAGGGCTTCGACCCGTCCAAATCCACCAAGGCCGGCCGCAGCCGCTTGATGGGCCAGGTGTCCGGCATGCCTATCGTGTTGCTGGAATCCGACCGTAGTGGTGAAGACAAAGCGCACGCCAAAACCTTCGAATGGGACGAACTGAAGGATTATTACGGCGGCGGCACGCTGGCGACTAAGGGGGTTAAAACCGCCGGCAACGAAACGTATGAGCCGCCATTCCGGGGAACCATTGCCATCAGCCAGAACGCCCCGGTGGTGGCCTCTGAAGCGATCATGACCCGCATCGTCAAACTGCACTTCGTGCGGCCGAACGTGACCCCAGAGAGCCGCGCAGCTGCGGACTTACTCAACGCCTTGGAAGGCGCGACGCTGAGCAACTTCGTCTTGCAGGCCGTGCGCAAAGAAGCCGAGGTCATGGATCTGTTTGCACAGCGCCTGCCCGGCTATGAAGCAAAACTGCGCTGCCTGCACTCGCACTGCTTCGCTTGCGACACCCCTTTCAAAGACGAGCAAAGCGACTGCGGCCATTGCGGCAACAAGCTGCGCGGTTACATCCGTGTCGAGCGGATCAACAAGAACCACGCCCAATTGCTCGCGTTGCTCGACTGCCTGCGGATGGTGGTTTCTCTCACCGAAGCGCAGGTCAGCAACACCCGCACCCAGATCATCCGCATGGCGATAGAGCGCCAGGCCTCCATCAGTTCCGATCATCCGGTCGTGGCCGAATTTTGGGAGGTGTACGAGTACCTGGAAGGCCTCAACGCCGATGGGCCCGTGGTCAACCACAGCAAGAAGGACAACATCATCGCCATCAACCTCAACGACTTCGTGAAGTGCGCCGCCGAGCATCGCCAGAAAGTTGCCGATGTCAGCGAGCTGCGTGAGCGGCTGAAGGACTCCCGCTCTCGAAAGCTGATCGACATCAACAAGGCGACGGATAGCGCGGTGCGGGCTCACCAGGCCAAACACAGCAACGCCGTCATCACCAAACAACCCATCGTGAAGTGCTGGCACTTCCAGGCCTGAACAATCAACAGCCACACACCAGGCGCGGCAACGCCTGTCACCCAAGGAGAAGCACCATGCACAACGAAACTCTCAAAGATGCCTTTGACGAGTTGTTCCAGTACCAGGCCGAGCGTCCAGCCATCCGCAAAGCCGGCGTCGAGGCGCTGGTTCGCTTGCTGCCGGTCGCACTACGCGACACCGGGCAAAGCGGGGTCATCGGGCGCTTTCTGCTCGGTTTGTACAACGGCCCGGCACATCCGTTTGACCTGACCGAGCTGCGCCGTCTCGACGCTGGCCTGTTCGACGACTGCATTGCCGTCCTGCGACTGGATAACAGCCCCGAGCAAGAGGTTCACACCTACTTCCCCGACGGCGATGCGATCTGGCAGGACCTGCGTAGGGTTTGGGCATGAAGTGGGCACAGAAATGCAACCGAGACGGGCAAGTGCAGCAGAACTGCTGGATTACCGACAGCGGTTACACCGTGGCCGAGTGCCGCTTGCCAGAAGCGCGCTACCCCATCACTCGCCCAGGCGGCGAACTGCCTTTCGCGTATGCGAAGGACCGGGACGAAGTCATAGCGATCATCAAGCAAGACCAGGCCAGAACGGCCTGAAAAGACGGTGCCGGGGAGCGGCAACTCCCCGACACCTACCACTACTAAGGAGCAGCACCATGCAAGCACAGAACCCAAGCAGCAGCGCCGCGAAGACTAGCACGAACAATATGGACATCGGCGAGGCCACCGTATGAGCGTTTTCCTTCTGCTCTACCTATGTGCAGACGCGACACGAACGGATTGCCAGGTCTTACCCGCTCAACGCTGGGACGGTCCCGACGCCTACGAGCAATGCATCGGCGCGGTGCCAGGACTCACCAAGGCTATGAGCGCACCAAACCGGGAGCGGCATCGGTTCATTTGCGAGATCCAGACAGACGAGGCGCAACCAGCGGGACATCCCGACCGGCCGACGTTCATTCATCAATCGTTTCGGATGTGAGGGACATCATGAACACAGCATTTATCCTGATGGCCCAGTACGACGGCCAGGCGATTATCTCGCTGGCGCAGGTTTGCCGGGACTACTTCACGCACCTGACGCCTGACATGTTTCAACGCAAGGTGATGAGCGGGCAGATCAAGATCCCCATCACCCGCCTGGAACGTAGCCAGAAGTCGGCAAAGGGAATTCATATCACCGACCTGGCTGCGTATCTCGATCTACAGCGCGCAGCCGCGGTTAAAGAGAACAGCCAGCTCAACGGGTTAAAACACGCCTTTTGAGCCACTTCATTGATGCGGCGCCCAGTTGGACGGGCGCCCTCAATATCTCTTCGTGCCATTCCCACCCTATGTAGCGGTCACCTTTGCCGCGTAGGTGTGTGTAGCGCCTCAGCGAATTCCAGTCCCGATGCCCCGAAACGCTCGCCACCCGGGGGATATCCCAGTCCATTTCGAACAGACGGCTTACCCCTTCGTGACGGAGGTCATGGAAGTGCAGATTTTGGATATTCAAGAGCTTGCAGGCTTTCGCCCAGGACGTGGAAATTGATTCAGGGCTGTAGGGGAAAATATCTTCGCCAACACGGGGCATGGTCTGGAGGATCTTCCAGGCCTCGTCTGGCAGGTAGCACCAGACGTCATTGCCGATCTTCTGGCCTGGATTCTTCATGTCACGCACCAACACACGCTGGCCGGGCTCGTCGAGATCGTCCCAGCGAATCCGAGTTATTTCGTCGAGGCGGCGAGTCGAGAACAGTGCGAAGCCCACCACTTTCATCATGTTGATGATGCTTCGACGCCGGGCCTGCATGTCCTGGTAATGCTTCATGAGCTTCCCCAGTTCGTCCAGCGTAGGGCGCCGGTCACGCTCGCGGCTTTTCAAGTTGTAGCCGAGCTTGCGCAGTACGCGCCGTGCGCCCCCCATCGCCAGAGGATCAAGCTGGTAACCCCAAGCGTCCTTGCCGATGGAAAGCACCGCGCCGAGGTGGGCCAGGTCGTTGCCGGCGGTCTGCGCCTGGACGCCTCCCCCCTCGGGGCTCATCCGCCATAACGCGTAATCGACCAGGCATTGGGTGTTGACCTCTGTATCGGCCAGCTTGCCCATGTACGTTTCGCCTATGGCCGTAAGGGTTGCACGCTTGGTCTTGCCCAGCGGCCGGGCCTTCTCAACCTCGATAAGGTACTGGTCAATCATGTCTTTGAGCGTGACGCCTTTACGGCTCGCCCGCTCAATCGCACCAGGTTCATCCAATTCGGATTCGCGCTTGCGTGCCCAGGCCTGCGCCGCCTGTTTTCGGGCGAAGGTTTGGCTCTCTTGATAGACTTGCACTCCGTCGCGCTTGATGCGGATCTGAGCCGTGTAGCTAACAGACCCATCCGCCAGTTTTCTTGCCCTGATAGTCGCCAT